ATACATAATTCTCGCTGAAGTTTGCAGATGTATTGGTTCCCTGAAGTCTTTTCTTAGCGTCATCTAAATCTACATCAGCATGAATTGTATACAGATCATCATCCTTCCAGATTGGACGAATATGATCTTCTGCAATCTTATTTTCATCTCCATCTTCACGACCGTCGCCAATCATGATTGCAGTTGCGACTTCTTCATTAAGAACCCCGCGCATTAACCGGTACTGATACTCAACAACATCAAAATCTGTAATATCGATAACATCATCTCTGTTAAGAGCGTCTTTAATAAAGACAGTCTGCGGATCAGTTGTACGTTTGATAAGTTTGATATTACCGGTATTATCCTTTTTAGAACCTTTCTTATATCCAAGACCTCTAAAGTTAGCTGACCGCGCATCCATCTGACGTGTACGGATTCTGGCAATTGGGCTTTTGTGAGCTGCATCAATTACATGAGAAACCCAAGACTGATCTCTGGTAATAGCTTCTGGAGCTCCAGGATTAAGGTCTCTATAATCCGGAAATAAAGTTTCGATAGAATCAATACTGTGTGCAAGATTGTTATTCTCACGATATCTTTCAATAGCTGCCTGAAGCGAACCTACACTATTACTTTTTGCCATCGCAAGGATGCTCTCCTGATCTGCATGAGAAAGTACATTACCTTCTCGGTCGTCACCTTCAAATAAATTGTGTTTCATTTCTTTTCCTCCATGTTCTGTTTTTGGTTCTTTCTCTTTTTCTGGATTATCTTCGGTACTATCGTCCGGATTTTCAGAATCGAATGCCTGTGCTAATAATCCATAAACTACTTTTTTCTGTTCTCCATTCAATGTATCAAGTACATCTTTTATAGTTTTCTCGTTGTCATTGCCCGATTCATCATCTGTTTTATTAGATTCTTCGGTTTCAGGTTTATCTTTTGCAGTCTCGTCTTTATCCGGTATTTTCTTATTTTTTTCTTTGTCATCTTCATCAGTGTGTGCTAAGACTGAATCAAAGTTTTCACCAGTGTAAATGATTGCTGCTTCACCTTCATCTTCACTATGTGAAATGACGCTGTCGATGTACGCTTCCGGATTTGCGCCAGCAATGACAAGACTTACTTCTTTGATGTCACCATGGATAACATCGCCTCCACGCTCCTTTAAATGATTAGCGTAGATTGACAACTGAGTGATGTCTCCATGAAGAACCTGCGCCTTTACTGCTTTTCCATATTCAGAGTCATTAAATGTACAATAAGCGTACACGCCGTCTTCTCTATTCTCAAGCAAGGCATGACCCAATACATTCAAAGGATTTGAATGCTGGTGACTCCAAACTAATGGAACTGTGTTACCATCATTTTCAGCAAAAGCATTACGAATGATGGTTCGCCCGTCTGAGCATCTCACATTATTCCGAGTTGCCCATCCACTGAAATCAAAGTCCATTTTGAATTTTCCTCCTATTTTGTTTTTTTTCTAAATTTAGAATCCGCACGAATCTTATCCAGCTCCTGTAGATATTTTTCGTCGTATTCATCTTTTAGACGCTGTTTTTCTTCCGAATGATTTTCTCTAAGACCGTTCCTAGATACTTTAAACTCCTCCTGCAATCTCTGACGTTCGCGTTTATTGTCATCTCTGAGAGATGCAATTTGGGCATATATTCCTTCCTTGTTTCGCGCTTTATCTTCCTTCGACATTGATTGAAGCATGGTTCTCAACGAATCAATTCGACTCTGCATAGCATTCTTACGTATATCGACATTCGCTTTTTTCTGATCACTTAGTGAATTAATTTGAGAATCTGTTGATTGCTTATGTGTTTGAACTTTTTGCTTACGTTCTGCTGTAAGCTGCTCTTTCACATATGCTGCCGCATTTTTTCCGTTTTCATTTAGCTTTGCTGTCGACCTCCGTGATTTTAATTCACGATTTTGCATGTAATATTCGTGTGCTTTTTGAGGGTCATAATACGGACTCGCATAATGTTTTAGTTCTGCGCTATGCTCAAGCATTTTTTCTAATTCATCTAATTGATAATCCAATTGGTCTAAATCAGATACTGCTTTTTCATAATCCATACTTGATTGTTCATTTGAATTAGTGCTTGGAGGTATTGGCGATTCGCCGGATTGATCGTTCATCTCTTCGGTCGTTTGATTAAGATTTTTGTTTCGAAGTTCATCGGCTTTTGGATCGGAAGATGGTTTCCACCCGATAATCTGTCGAATCTCATTTGAAGAAGCTATTTCATTTCTAGTAAGCTTATCAGAAATTTCAGCTAAATCTGATACTGGCACAAGTTTGAATGGATCTCTGAAGAATAAGATTGATTGTTTTTGGGTTCTTGCAGTTTTTGTAAGAAATTTACGCTTCATCTCATCCACAATTGCTGAAACAAACGGCTCAATAGTTCTGTTATAATAATTTAACATTGTCTTTTCGTCAGCCGTACCATCTAATATGCTTTGAGTAATTCCTAACTGGCTATATAGCATACTCGTTAGGTATTCGATCTGAGATAATAGATTATTTTCGACTGCGCGGTTCAACTGTGTTATTTTTTCAGTACCATCAGTGTACGCAATTCCATATTTTGAACCGGATAATTGGTTCTCTATATCTCTACGTCTTTCTTCCGCCTGTCTTCGCCGTGCCTCTGATTTTATAACATATGGCAACTGAATAATTAAATCCAATTTACCAGAACTGCTTTTATCATCGATAATATCCAATAAATTTAATTTATGGATCAATCGCTGCATGGTTGAGTTTGGTTCATTCATTACAGAATACAAAGGATTTTCAATAATTGCGACCATTCGTTTACTGACAACAATGTCCGTCTTTACTCCCTTATTTTCGTTCCATACCTGCACTCTGATACTCTTAGGGTACCATTCGACAATTTTACCAACACGCATTGATAAAATATCAAATCCTGTTGATTTAGTAGGATCTATACTTGTATCAACCGGCACGATCGCCACACATCCCTCGTCTATCATGGACAGCGCGACATCCTGAAGAAATGCTCTTCCGGTTTGATCAATATTTGCTTCTATGGTAAGGCAATTATTCAGTCCACTATCTATGGTCTCAGAAAACCGTCCATTATTGTCTAATCGCACATGCTGAATACTAACAGCTGAGACATCCAGCGCAATTCTGTTAAATACAGATGTCACAATAGAACGTTCGTTTCCTCTAGTAAGCCTTACTCGATCCGGTCGAACAGAGTATCCGGGACCTGAATCACTGGTTGGATCTTTGTTCATGAGAAAGGCATTCCATCCGCGATGAATTCGCTCATATAAAGCCATATTAAAATTTCCTCCTAGTAATTATCTATTTAGTCAAACATATCCTTATTAACTTTGTACGCTACATATGCATCCAGCATAGCGGCGACAGAATCAATTTTTTGCTCATATCGTTTTTTAAGCAATTTTCTGTTGCCGTTCGTATCTTCCATAGTGATGCAGTTTCCCATACAAAAAGTCATAAGTTCCTCATCGAATATTAGCTGTCTACCTTCTGCCAAATTCTTTAATTCTCCTAAAGGAACACTTTCTGTTTTCACACCCTGTGGAACTTTCTCTATCGCAAATAGACCGTTTTCAGTTTGCCATCTTTCCACAAATTCTTTTGCATTATATGGATCATATCCAAAACATCGAACATCATAATCAGATTTTATGATATGTTCGTCCAAATCATCATATACCCGTGTGATGTCCAGATTTGTTCCTGGCATAATGATCAAACTGCCCTCATTGATAAACTCTTCGTATTTTGTCCGAAGAGCTGGATGTAATTTTGTAAGGGTATATTCAGTAATGTAGTTTCTGGTTTTTACACCAAATGCACCATTCGATAACGGAAACAGAAATGTAAAAGCGCAAAAGTCATTTCCTTGCGATAGATCTGCTCCCAAAGCGCATGGCATAGACCAAAAATCACGTTTCTTATGTGGCAAAGTTTCCTCGTATGCAAAGTAATAAGTGTATCCCTCCATCGGAAGTCCGAATCTTTTAGCCAAAATATCATTTCGTGCCGCTGGCGCCTTTTCTGCTCTTTCGACGTCAAGCTGGTATGTATCATAACTAACAGTTTTTCCGATATTTGGATTTGCCTTTAGCCACGCTTCTGGCATTCCAACTTCATCGATAGAATCCAATTTATACCACCATATCGACACATGAGGATTTTCATAGTCACCTTTTAAGATGTCCATTAACTCCATTTTGATTGTGTCGCCAGATCCGTTTCGAACAGTTCCTTCAGAACTTGTAGCAATGATTAAATAATCATCTACCTTCGATGCTCCCTGTTCTATGGCACCGATAACATCTTCCCTTATATCTCCGGAAAGCCATTCATCGACAGTGGCAACTTTGCATCTTAGTCCCTGGAGTTTATTGATGCTCATAGGACGCACTTCAATAAGCGACCCTGTAAGGAAGTTCTCTATTCCCTTCTTGGTCGATGCTAATTTCACTCTATTCGCTTTTGATCCTGTTGTATTTTGGAGCGATCCGTCCGTAAGAAATTTGAAAAGTGGTCCTTTCGACCGTGTAATTGCAGTTCTTAGCGGAGACATTACTTCTTCCGCCTGTTTCATTGTTGGCGCTGTAGTAATCTGATGAGTTGTAGAAGTGTCAATATTTTGTGTATATGACTGCTGGCAAGAATCATATAAAGATTTTGCTGCACCTCGCCCGACTATAAGGTACTGCTTATTTATCAGTCGTTTCTTAATAACTTTATTTACATAATGTCCACCATGCCCATCAGGATAAGGCTCATATATACTCTTCTCAACAAAGTAATACCAACCCCATACTGATTCGCCCCAGAGTTTAAAACTATCAAGTAAATGTAAATCGGAACCATCTGTGAGTGTTAATTCTCCCTCACAATATGCAATCCAACCCTCTACTGCGTCGTCGTCATAATAATATCTGGGGTCTCTGATTAACCTGTCAATACGATTCATCTCCATAGAAACTTCTTTACAGACAGGTATGTCTCCTCTAATTACAGCATCTCTGAACATGCCATAATATTTAGGGACGGCAGTGTTCGATAGTGCCATAATTTAATTCTCCTTATCGGTTTGCTAATTTGTCAACGACTTTTTTCTCTAAGTCCAAACGATCATTAATTTCTTTTATCTGTTCATCTGTCAGATCAGACATATCGCCGATAAGGTTCTTAGTAATTGTTCGTTTTGGATTTCAAGCGTTTTCCAAATCTTTCAGCAAACTGTTATAACTTTTTTCTCTTGCCATTCTAGTAACTGCATCATTCAGTTCTTTGTCTGACATTTTATTTACTGGTTTATTCTTATATTTAGTCTTTACTGGGGTATCAATTGAATCATCACCAAGTAACTTTGCAACTGTATTTACACTGTTATAGGCTTTTGTTCCGGCGTTAATCAGATCAGATGCTTTGTTCGTCCATTTGATCGTATTGTTGACAAAAGTCTCACCACGACTAATTTCTTTCGGTGTAAGACTTTTAATATTACGTTCGAGTGCCAGACGATTATATGCATCCTGAAGCTCTTTAGTATCAAACAAATCTGCATTGTCATATAGCTCTTTTGCAGATCTTGATTTTAAGATACGCTGTTTCTTCTGTTCAATGCTCTCTCCATGTTTATCGCTTGTAGACTTCCCATATTTCCTATCTTTATTTCCTTTGGACTGAACAATGCCGCTTTGTCCTCTTCTTTTTCGACCAGCAGATGTTAAACTTCCATCTGAATTCTGAAATCGTCGAACTCCCCATTTCTGACCAAGAATACCATGATGCATTAAAGCGTTATTCTCCATTTTGATTTTCCTCCTGGTTTTCAGATACTACATCTTGAATTCGCCATAAATATTCATCTGCTTTCTTATTGTACATTTCCATAACAGCAGAACTTAATGGCGGATCGAATAAAAGTTTGGTTTGTATAAACACGTACGATTTCACAAATTCCATATTCTTCACTTCGCCAATAAAGTCGGTCCATGTGGCAGACGAATCCTCTATTGAAAATCCTTGCTCTGGTCCGACGCCGTTCTGAGTCAGTGTAGCTAAAGCGGAATTTATAGCAAACATTATGTCTACATCGAAATGATCATCGTCGTTTTCGATACCCCCAAGTAATTTCTTGATTGAATCAAGAATGCTTTCACTCATAATTGATCACCGCCAATCTACTTTTTATCTGGAGATGACACTTCAATGAACTTGCTCATGCAGTATCCTGTCATTCCGGATTTAAGCTGTACATGAACAAACTCCGCAGATTCAATCTCATGAACTTTCAATGACGTTCCAACTGGAATCTCGGTAATTACTTTTGCATCTTCTGAGGCAGTTTCCCTAACACGTAATCTACCGCATTTAATTACTTTGCCATATAAAGCAAATCCTGTTTTTTCATTTATCGTTGATTCTTTTGGCGGCTCATTGCCCCCGTTTCTAGCTTCGCTATTTAACATAGACTCCTCCTTTAGATTTCTTCCATGGACATGTATCATTCTGATACCGTTCCTCGGTGATGATTGTCGTCAAATCTGTTCCGTAATGGATTGCATTGTGGGTTGTAAGCCTTGTTGATATTGTATTATTCAAATCAAATACCATTGGACTCAAATTCAAGACATCTTCGATAGTTACAGGATTTATATGATGAACTAAAATTTTATCATCTATAATTTCGTATCCTTTAACCCCAAGATCGCATCCCTCGTCTCGCATAATTACAGTTTCTCTGAAGTTAAGCCATCTTGGTATTTTATACAGTATCTGATTTAGATACCTGTATCGTCCAAATGTCTCTTTACCGACTGTGCCTCCAATCTTCAAATATTCAAAACGCTCCTTAAATGTTGAAAAAGAGATTAATTCTAAATATGATTTATATTGATTTCTATTCGGCACCACCATGACCTCCATAAATTTTGAATGCTTCCATCGCTTCCTTGTACATTTCTTCGATATGTGCTGAGGATTGCAACGATGCGGTTTTAGCGGCTATTAATTCTTTTTGCAACTCTAAAATTTCTTTTTCAGTTCTTGATTTTGAAGACCCCAGCTTTAAATAATGTGTAATAACCTGCGAGGAGGCAGTTCCATCACGAAGTTGTTGTTCTGCAAGATTAACAGCATATGCTATCATCTGATTTTCTCTTTCGTCTGGGTCTAAAGCTGGCTTTTGTTTTCTAGGAGGTGTTGTAACGCTACTTTTTGTACTTACTTTTTTCATGTATCTACCTCCATTCGCATGGTTTTTTTTAGAATAGTAATATTTTAATAATGCATTTATTTGCTTTTGGATAACATCTTCAAGGATTTATGAAATTTATTAACACTTTACCGAAAAGGAGAAAAGCATGAAAAATTGAAATCAGATTAAAACTGTCACTACTGCAAAAAACCTATTCATAAATCCTTGAAGATGCTATTCAAAAATATAAATGCATTTTCAAAATATCCCTCCGGGGATTTTTTTAAGACCGTGGCGATGTGGGAGGGGGGTATGATATTTTGACACCCCCCTTCATCATTTATATTTATTTAAGAGGTAATGGCTTTTAAATAAATAATCTTTAATACTTTTTTAGCTTACAAACATATTGAATAAATATTATTTTTGTTGGAAACAACGATTTAATGCATAAATGTACTTGATTACCTTGACTTAATCACTTTCTGAATAAACTTTCTTGTAACGATTAAATAAATCATACTTAATAATTTCATCAATCGCTCTTTCTATTTCTTTACTGTTTTCTTCATCAGTTAATTGACTTGAAGTTTTTGCAATTCTATCCAAATATGCGCAAGTATTGTAACCTTTTTCCATATCAAACAAGATCCAAGAATCGAATTGTTCGAATGGATCGTAAGGATTATCGATTGTTGTAAGCATGCAAACACGACCGTTCATAACTAATTCATTCCTTTCACTTCAAATACTTTGATACTGTTGCTGTGGACACACCCAAACTGTCAGCAATTTCCTGTATTGTATAGTTTGAACTGTTCATAGCTTTAATTTTGTTTATCTTTGCTTCACTCAATGTTGTAGTGGTCCGAGGGGTAGCATATTGACGTACAGTCTTAGGGTCTGCAAAGTTTAGTATGTCTGACAGCTTAGAGTCTGTTATAGCTCCTGCCTGAATAGCTTCCCACTCTCGTTCACTTATTGATATCGGCTTACGCTCTGCGCCCACGGTCTGTCTAGCAGAGGTGAGGGCTTGCTGTTTCATTTTCTTAAGCTCTTTTGTATCAAGATCCGGGTTCTCCTGGCGCTTAGACTCCACTACACTATTGGCTATCCTCTGGGCTTCACGCTCCCTAGGTGCATTTTTTTTAGCAATATTTAATTGTGCATTAAGATGATCGACTTCTGTCTGATAAGTTGCTTTTGCTGAAGCGGAATACTCTATTTTACCGGTGGCTAACATTTCTTTCCTAGCCCCATTGGCTAATGCTTTCATAGTATTAGCATAGTCAGCGTATGCTCTTTCTTCTGGGGTATCCGCATCTGATATAAGAGTCCTAGCATCTTTAGTTTCTGCCATCTTGGTGGACTTGATTGTACGGGGTTCCTCATGAGTTGTACCATCTTTATTGGTAACGGTCTTTGTTCTTCCAGATCCTTTATAAATAAGTTCACCGGTTTCAGGATCTATATGTGGCTGTCCTTTTCTTTCTGGGACACTTGTCTGTGATTTTGCTCTTGAAATTAAAGTTGAAGCTCCGCCATATTTATCATCATCTGTGTGCGCCTGGTATTTCTTCTTTAAACCTTCAATATTGTTATCTTTTTCACTTTGCTTATAATCTAGCTTGTGTTTATAAGCATCAATAACAACCATACTATGTCTAACAGCTCTTGCTAACTCATCGTCTGTTGCACCTTTTAGTGTCATATCGGTAATAAGATTTGAAACTTCTCCCATGGCTTTACCAATATGACCTTTAGTCATGGTTTTAATTCCTTCTTTGTAAGGATATTCCAATTTAGGATCAAATCCTTCCAAACCTTTTAACGGTGGTCGAGATGAAATCTTAACTTTACCACCTCTATCGTGAGTAGGTATGACCATGACAGTATCGCCATCGAAATCTGCTCCGGATAATCTTTCTGCAACTTTGCTATTAATGCCGATTGCATCTGTAACATTTCCTAAAGACTTCTTTGCATCTGTCTGCTTGTTATTAACCGTTAAAATCGGAATCTCGAAAGTTCCTCCATGCGGATAACGAATTAATGCAACTTTTTCACCATTCTTGTAGTTAGGCGCATAAACCTCCGTTTCCTTTAACGAAGTAACCGGTAAAATAACATGCCATCTTTGTCTCGGTAAAGCGGCTGCTTGTAGATGCACTGCTGTAGCATCACAATCATCGGCAAAAGAATTCAAAAGATTTCTTTTTACAGTTGGATTAGTAATAGAACAAATCTCATCAAATTCGGCTTTCTTGTCTGCTATAGATAAACCGAGCTGTTTCTTGATCAATGATACATCCTGCTTCGCTAAGAACTGAGCTGGAAGTTTGTCGTCCCATTCTCCCCAATCACCCTCATCTGCTCGTTTGTTGATTAAAGAAAGTCGTTCTTTTCCATTCTTATCAATGAAATAGCTTTGTCCGCCTTTTTCTTTAATCAATGAACCAAATGGATTATCGGGATCATTAGTAATTGGTTTCAAAACTTTCGTCAAAGGTGTGCCGCTTTTCTTATTGGTGTTAAATACAACATCGACTCCATCTGGCATATCATCAGAATATACTGCCATGCCTTTTAAATAATGTGTACCATCAACTAAAATTCGAACCTGGGAATGATGTGATCCACCTAAATCTAAATCTTGAACATTTCTTCTTAATTCAATGACTCCGTCCTTTTCGATACCGCCGTCTTCAGCATATCTGATTGATAATCGCTTAGAAGACATACTTTCTGGATATACGAAAGTTTTTTTAAAAGTTTGCCCATCATCATGAGAACGATAGTCTTCAATAGAATGCACATTTTCGAAGTTATAAATTTCCTTGTGTTCCGTTCCAGGAGGGCATAATACTTTTTGTGTAGTCTGCTTTCCAGGATTTGTAACTTGTGGAATTCGTCCGCTATAAACTTCATAGCCTTCTGTCTGAAGCATGTATAAAGCTTCCTCTAATTTTGTAGAGGAAACCCCAATGTCTCTTTCTGTTCCGGTTCCGACATCAATCATTCCTTTTTCAGCTACCTGTTTCTTTAAAAATTCAGCAGTT